ATCACTTACATGTCGACTGTGCATTAACGGAATTTACAAGAGAATGGCTAATGCCTGGCATTCGATGGGTCGATCCGGTAGATATATTATCAATGCACCTTGATCCGCAACGTATTCGGGCAATGCTTCAGAAGGGCGCATGACCAACTATGACGAATACATACAAAGACGCTGGCAAAACTACGCCTGGCACGTCAAATTATATGTGCATATTATGACACTGGTGCGGACGTGGATAATCACGTTGCGTGATATTCTATGATGCGCAACTATAGCAATACCGAGATGATTACGACAGGGAATATATGTAGTGTGCAAATTTAAGGATTTGGAAACCGCACTTGTACAACTAAACGACACACTATGCCGGATTGCAGCTGCGCTGGAGCAGATAGCGCAAAGCGATATGACGTTAGTGGACTTTGATAGCATAGACTGGGATATAGACTTGGGCGACGGAGATTGAACAATGCCAGATGATGATGGTCGGATTATTGCTGTACTTGGAGAGAAGATGGACAATATAGCATCTTTATTAAAAACTCATATAAACGACAATAAGGTCGATCATCAAATTTATGAGGGCAAATGGCAACGACTAGAGGTGAATGTCGCCCAATTGGAAACCAAACAGACGACGCTTGCATATATACAGGGTGTCATTTCGATTGCGCTAAGTTCGGTTGCTGCGTATTTGGGAATTAGATAGTTGAGCGATACCGGTAGAGAGGCGGCGTATATGTCTGATACAAGACTATGTTATCACTGCGGAGAAGTTAAGCCGGTGACCATGTTCAGCATAGACAGAAGGAGCAAGAGAGGCTATCAGTGTATGTGCAAAGCGTGTTTCCATGAATATTGCATGCAACACAAGGAAGAAATCAAAACCAGAAAAGCAAAGTATTATCAAGAGCATCGTGAAGAAAGCAAGGCGTATTATGATTCTTATGTAGAAAGATACCCGGATAAAATTAAATTATATAAAAAAACATACAAAATATCAGAAAGAGGAAGAGCAGCAGGTGCGGCCCATAAGAATAGAAGGAGAGCGACTACTGGGTCTTATTTATCAGTTGATACTGTAGAGGAGTTAAAAGCCGAGTATGGCGGATTTTGTCCATATTGCAATGATAAGATAGATGATGGTCATATAGACCATATTGTTCCGATTGCTAGTGGCGGAACGAATGATAGGGATAATCTTGTTTATTGTTGTGCAACGTGCAATTATGAAAAATGGACGCGGAGTCTGCTTGAATTTATGATTTATAGGGCTATGGCGGAATAAGTTGAAAATAGCCATAGTTGCAGATACGCATGCGCCATACCACGACCAACGGGCGATAGACTTGGCGTGTGTTCTGATTCAAGAGTTTGTGCCGGATGAGCTGGTACACCTAGCAGACGGGCAGGACTTTTACTCAGTCAGTAGTTTTGACCGCGATCCGGAGCGTGTAATTCGATTACAGGATGAACTCGACAAGGGATTCGAGGTGAACAAGACACTGGCCAGTGCCGCGCCGGATGCAGAGCGGTATTATCTGGAGAGCGGCAATCACGAAGCGCGGTGGATTAAGTACCTGCATAAGCACCCTGAGATAAGCGGGCTTCGCGCACTAGAGTTTGAGAACGTGTTAAGGTTGGAGGAGAGCGGATGGAAGGCCGGCGGGCTTGACCGTGAATATTGCGGCGGTAGACTGGTACTCAAACATGGGAAACGTATCAGCAAGTACGCGGGGCAGTCTGCGCGTTTTGCGCTCGAAGAGGAAATGCACCAGCGTTCTGTGGTTATTGGGCACTCGCACCGGCAAGGGTTTATACCTGAGACTGGGCCGCGTTTATTGGTGAGTGGGTGGGAAGTGGGTTGTCTTTGCGAATTAGAGCCTGAGTATATGCGGCATCCTAACTGGCAGCAAGGTATGGCTTTTATCACGACCGGCACGGGACACAGCTTCGGCATTGAATTGGCATTATTTATTGGTCGGGGTAGAACTCGACTAACTTATTTCAGAGGTAAAGAATTTACAAACTAGGACGGTGGTAATTGATGCGGAATATCACAGCCTGACCGGGTTCAACAACCTGCGGGCATGTGCCAGTTATATGAATTATGTATATGAATAGTACGGAGGATAGATGCCAGAGAGAGTGAATACGAATAGTGATAGAATTTTAGAAGTGACGTTGGTGATAAATACCACGGCCTACACGGCCAATGACGTATTGTCCATTACCGCCGAGATACCAAACGCGGTGCCGAACGGCATGACCGCCATTCTGGAATATATCCAATTGACGGACTATGCCAAAAACAACGCCGCATTGCAACTGTGGTTTCTGGATACCAATACCAGCATCGGCACAATTAACGCCGCTGAGAACGCCGCAGATGCTGTCAGCGATGACGTGGTTGCGTACGTGGACTTTGCGGTAGCCGACTATACCAGCGAAGCGAATTGGTCGCGCGCGTCCAAGAACCTGACCGATACGGGGATGGGCGCAATGTTTGTGCCGGCTACGACAGTGGGGACGGTGCGGAATAGTAGCATCTGGATCGCGTCCAAGATTATCACTGACGCTAAAACCTATGCTGTAGGTGACCTCAAACTCAAGATTGGCTTGATGGTGAGCTGATGCACATCGCATCGAGACGAGCATTGATGCTGGCTGCGGGCGTGCCATTCCGCGGCGCACTCGACGCCTACGCCACAAGTATGGTACATCTGTACGACCCGGCCCGGCGCTGGTTGACGGCCTACACGGGTAACCTCGTGCGCTTGCGGCGTGCTAGTGACAATGCGGAAAGCAACTTCACATATACCGCTACCGGCGAGCTTGACCTGGCAGCTATCGCAACGTGGGCAGGCGGCGCATCTTATGTGGTCACCGTGTACGACCAGAAAGGCGCGGACAACGTAACGCAAGCCACAGCCGCAAACCAGCCGCTATTCACCGCCAGCGCGCAGAACGGGCATGCGGGGATGACGTTTGACGGAACGAACGACTTCTTGCAAGGCGCGTTCACAAATGGCGGAGCGTTGAGCCAGCCATATAGTGTTTTTGCACTGGCGAAACTGGATGCAACACAGGTTAATGACGATGTATACCGTTTATTAGTTGACGGTGATGATTCTTCAAACAGAATGATAATCGGACAGGACGCGGCAGATACACCAGATGCATGGAGAATATACGCTGGGAGTGCTCTGTCGAGCGGTACATCAAATTCAAATGTTTTGATTTGGTCGGTGGTCTTTAATGGTGTATCGTCACAATTCTGGAATAATGCTGTCAGCCAAGCGAGTGGGGATGCTGGCGCTCAGAATGCCGACGGACTTACTGTCGGTTCACGGTATTTGAATGCGCAAGAGCCGTGGAAAGGCATCATCGGGACGCTTGCCATTGCTGACCCGGCGTTCAACGACACCGACAGGCAAGCTGTCCAGGTGATACTCAACACCTATTGGGCGGTGTATTGAAACGTCTATGGATAATATCCGTCGCTTTACTGCTGATCTATGCATTGCAATCCTGCGGGATACGACCAGTCACATTTGCGTCGCCATTACCAGCGCCATTGGAAAACAAGCGCGGCGTAGGCACAAACGATATTCAGGACATTTGTATACCAGCAACATGCGCTGATGTCGCAAACCTAGGCGTCGGCTGGACGTTCAAATGGTATGTTACGGCGTTAAATTGCAGTGGTATTGAATCAGTGTGTCAGATTAGCGTCCCGCTGGCAAACAACTATTGCGAGATATTGCGAGGCACGTCACAATGGCTAATGGGATTCAACGAGCCAGAATTACCAGCATCGCACGGGCAGGCAAACTTGACACCAACTCAAGGGGCTATTGCCTGGAAGGACGTTGAGGGCTGTTATCCGGATAAATTTCTAATATCACCAGCTATTGTAGTATATGATAATAAATTGATTGAAGGTGGGACATGCTGCTGGGCGGATACAATGGTAAATCCTACCTGCCGGTGGCTTGAGGATTGGCGCACCGAATATATAAGGTTGTACAATCGGCATCCAAGAATAGACGCGCTCGGGGGGCATTGTTACGCTCAATTCGCGGTAAACAATGATACACTGACAGCTTGCCGGACAATGACGGCATATTTGGAAGCACGACTAAAAGCGTGGAATATTCAAGGCGGAATTTGGATGAATGAGTTTGGGCCTATACCCAGCACGAATCAGGCGGATATGAATCAACAGTTATTGGAAACTATGTTCTATTTTGAGCGCACGCCGACTATTGCGCGATATGCAGCCTGGGCTCCATGCCGAGCACTGGCATATCCTTCGATGAGCATGTTCGGATGTGACAATCACACATTGACCAGTTATGGGGCGGTGTATAAGTCACAAGTTCACACGGCGTTTATGCCGATGATTATTGTGGCACCATGACCGCATTCTCATTCGTCGGCACGATAGCACCGCTGCAAACAGCAATTATGATTGCCAGTGATGGGGGATGGCGTGTGAAGGTCGATATTCCGGCGAATCAGGAGGGGGCAGCGTTGGAATTGCTGACGATGCGCGGCAAGGTGCTGAAGATTACGATTGAGGAAGATATTGAGGGGATAGGTGGCGAGCGAAGTAAAGCTGTTAATAGGCGAAACGCAAAAGAACGAATCTAGCAAGGCGATTCGGGCTTGCAATGATTACCTACGCATGGGCGTTGGTCGTTCTCTTGCTGAATTAAGCCGCATTTACACCGCTCAGCACCATGAAGCACCGCCAACGCAGTCATGGGACACCCTGAAGGCATGGTCGTGCAAATATAATTGGTCGAATCGAGCAGAGCAATGGGACTCGAATACAGATGAGCGCAAGACACTAGAATACAATCTTGCAATGAAAAATGGGCTTGCGCTTGATTATGAGCGTGTAAATAGTCTAAAACAATTGGCATTGTTTTTAGAGTCGCAAGTTTATGAACAAGGCGAATCTGGGAAGTTCCATAATGTTTGGTTGCCAGATGTTAAGTCCGTTGGTTATGGTGAGTTTTCCGAAATTGTTGACATTGAACGGTTTAACGCTGGATTGATACAGCAATTTAGGGGTGCGCTTGATGACCTGGCGAAAGAAACTGGTGGACGGATAGTTAAGCAAGAAATTGGGGGCGCCGGTGGGGGTCCTTTGCAATTTGTACAAATCGGGATTGGCGGGATCAAAGTTGATGAGGATATATAAATGTGGATAATCCGCAGTTCATATTTTATGGCGGGTCACGTGATTGTGTCAAATATCATGGCTCTGAAGCAATATTGCACGGGCCAGCCGAAACCGGAAAGACAATCTCGCTACTGTGGAAGATTCATCTATGTGCGTTAAAATATCCAAACGCGTCTATTGTAATTGCGAGAAAGACGCAAACCAGCACATATAGCACGGTGCTGATGACGTACTCGCAAAAGGTATTGTTGGGCAACCCTGGGCGGTGGGGGATAGAGCCGTATGGCGCTAAAAAGCCGGAGTGGTTCGATTATCCTAACGGTTCGCGGATATGGATTGCGGGACTTGATAAGGCGGGTAAGGTGCTATCCGCAGAACATGATATTGTATATGTCAATCAGGCCGAGGAGCTAACGCTTGAGGATTGGGAAACCATCACGACGCGCACGACAGGTAGGGCGGGACATATGCCATATTCGCAAACAATAGGCGATGTAAATCCTGCATATCCAACACACTGGATGTATCACCGGGCGAGTATGCAGATGTTCTATTCCAGGCACGAAGAAAATCCGGTGTTATACAACCAGATAACAGGTGAAATTACAGCGCAGGGCGAGAAAACAATGTCCGTGCTGGATGCGCTTACTGGAGTCAGAAAACTGCGATTACGCTATGGAAAGGCGGCGCAAGCAGAGGGTGCAATTTATGACGAATGGAGCGACGCCGATCATCTGATATACGAGAAGGATGCGCCGCGCAAATTCAGGCGCTATGTGGCAGCATTAGACTGGGGATACCGCAACCCTGGGGTGATGGGTTTATTTGGGCTCACGCACGACGATGATGCATATTTGATAGCTCAGTATTACCGCACAGGTATGCGTGATGATTGGTGGCTTGAAAAGGCATTAGCTCTCGATGTAGAATATGAGCATATCGAGGCATTCGTTTGCGATCCGTCAGAGCCGGCATACATAGATAAATTCAGAGCGGCAGGACTGAATGCGATTAAGGGTGAGAATAGCGTTATACCGGGCATCAATGCGGTTAAAAAGCGATTGGCAGACAAGCGATTGCATATTGTGCGGGGCGGTTTGCGAGAGCGTGACGAATCGCTTGCAGAGGCGCGCAAGCCGTTATGCGTAGAGGATGAATTCCCGGCTTATGCGTGGTCAGATAATGATAAAGAAACGCCTGTTAAGGTTGACGATCATGGCGTGGATATGGTGCGGTATTTCGTCAGATACATAGATAGTAACAGCCAACCATTCGCCAGGGCGTATGTTTATTAAAGGAGAATGATGAGCGTAATTTGGGCAGTATCATCCGGGGAATACAGCGATTATGGTGTAATTGCAATATTCACAACAGAAGAGAAAGCTACTGAATACGCAAAGGCTTGTCACGCAGAGGTAGAGGAGTTTAGACTTGACCCGTCAATTAGTGACTTTGACCAGGTAGAGCTTATGTACGTTCAGATGTACAAGAATGGTGACGTTAGAAGCGTTGAGAAATCTACAGGAAATAGAATTGACCGTCAACCAGGATTCTGCAACTATCTTCGTGCCGGATATGCGGAACCGCAGGAGGTTATTACGTGGGGCGTAGACACAGGCGACGAACAAAAAGCTATCAAAGTTACGAACGAGAAACGTGCCATGTTAATAGCTAATGATGCGTGGCTAAATTACGACAAGACGTATGCGTTGCTTGGGCATAAAGAAGAAAGTTAGGTATTAACACGGAGGCGTGAATGCCGACAGATTTACAACAACTACTTGAAATAGTGTACTTACAGCAATGCGTGGATGAGGAAAAGACCGCGCAGCAGAATGTCGTCATTGCACGCGATTACTACGAGGGCGACCAGAAAGTACCGCTATCTGAGCGACAGAAGGAATTCCTGGGCTTCAACGAGAAGACAGCGCGGTTCGCACTCAACTATTGTAAGGGAACCGTGGATGCCGTTACCGAGCGGATGATTGTGACGGGATTGACCAGCGACGATGATACTTATGCGCAATGGTGCTGGGACGTATGGAGCAACAATCGCATGGATGCCAAGCAGGCGATGGTGCATCACGGCGCGGTCAACGACGGCGAGACATTTGTGATGGTCGAATGGCCAGAAGGTAGACAATATCCGCTGCTATTGCCACATCCACGCTATAGCGATCCGGAGGTTGACGGGGACGGCTATGGGTGCAAAGCGCATTACAGGGAAGGTGATCCGAATCTCGAATTAACAATGGTGAGCAAGCGCTGGACGGAGACACGGATTAACGATAAAGGCCGGCGTGAGACCCTAAGGCGCATGACATTGTACTTTCCAAACCGCATTGAGAAGTACATCGCCAGCACAAAAGACGAATCGGGCTGGATAGAATATATCGAGACTGACGTGGATGCCGAGGGCAATAAAACGGACAAAGCGTGGCCGATACCATGGATGCATTCAGACGGGTCGCCGGTGGGTATCCCATTCGCTGTATTGCGCAAACCGTCACGCCGACCGGAGTTGTGGAACGCTATTCCGCTGCAAGACAATATTAACAAAAACGCATTGGATTTGATAGCGACGGTGGATAGCACTGGCTTTCCGGTGCATCTGGCATTCGGCTTTATGCCGACTACAGACGGCAAGCCGCCGGAAAGCGACGGGGGCAACTATTTGAAGCTATTCCCCAGTGCGTGGATGACGATTGACACGAGCGGCGGGAACGATACGCGCTATCAGGCACTACCCACCGGCGACATCGAGAAGCTGCAAGCGTCCCTTGATTCGTGGATACTGAAACTGGCACAAATCACAGGCACACCGCTATCGCGCTTCCAGATGACGAAACAGGTTGCCGCTGAGGGTACGCTGAAACAGCAGGATGAGCCGTTGTTGGCTAAGGCGCGGCTATACACGTCGCAGGTTGGCAATGGGTGGGAGGACGTATTCTATATCGCGCGGAGCATTGCTAAACTGAAGGGGCAGCAAGTCGGCGATGACGCATCGTTGCTACAATGCCAGTGGAAACCATTAGCGGTGCGCGACGAGAAGGCGATGCTGGAGACGGCGCAACTCAAAGCGGGGCTAGGTATTCCATTCGAGACGATATGGGGCGAATTGGGCTACGACGCTGACCAGATAGCCGAGATGAGTGCGGCACGAGCGGAGCAGTTAGTGCAGACCAGCAACATAGGTGGCGCGCTGTTGGAGTCGTTTGAACGTGGCGGGTTTTAATTAAGTAGCACAAAAGGAGAATGAGAATGAAAACGATATACGGAAGTTCGGATTTTATAAGTCCGGGGCTGGTTATTGATGATGATGGTGATTATATCTACATGACCAGGAGCGATTATAAACTATTAGCTGGGCTGCTACGGCAAACATCTGAATCTAAAAGAATAAGTGGACTTTCACTGCAAGGCAATCACGCAAAAGTTTTATTAGATTTGGAATATTCGCATACTGGATTTTAACATTCAACGTAAAGGAGACTGAGAATGTACAACAAGACGGATAATATGCGAGCGGAACTGAGTCATGCATTGCGTGATGTATCTGAGGCATTGTCAGGCGTGGCGCTTGATGCTATAGAGCCATTCTTTGAGAAGATGGAAGCCGAAGAGCGAGAGGAGTCAAACCGCGAAATGGCGAATGATAGATTTGACACATTTGCCAACGAGTCCGATTTGACGCAAGAGCAAAAGAAGCACCTGCGTGTTTACAGGCGCTATGTGAAAACGGACAGGATTAACGGAGAATGCGCCTTGATAATGACATTGCTTGATAAAGCCATTGAACGTATAGACGACTTGGAAATAACTGTTGAGGCGTTGACAGATTACTAATGCCAATCACACCCGATGTGCTCCGCCTTAACGAGCAGTTCCGTGCGATGCTATTGGCAAACGAACGCCAGGCAGCGGGTGCAATGGTTAGATATTATGGAGTCGGGTGGCAAAAGTTGCAAGCGGACATCGGCAAACTGAGTGGCGAGATTACCAAGTTGCAAAACGCGGGTGTGACGATTGACAAAAAGACCGCAACGGACTTGATACATATGCTGGAAATACAACGTCAGGTGGATACAGAATTGACGCGGTTCGCCAAGTTCGCAGATACGACCATCAGTGCTGAACAGCGCACGGCAATCGTGGCAGCAGAACGGCAGGCGTATGAACTAATTGAAACCGCACTACCAGGACAAATCAGAGACGTGGTGAGCGTAAACTTTCACCGGCTGCCGCGTGAGGCGGTCGAATCGCTGGTTGGGTTCGTGCAGGATGGTACGCCGCTGGGGGATTTGATAGCCGGCTATGTGGGGGATTCAGCGCGTGATTTCAGTGAAACGCTGGTATCCGGCTTGATTGCGGGGCAGGGGCCGCGTGAGACGGCGCGCCAATTGCGGAATGCCTATGGGATGGGTTTGACGAAGGCGCTACAAATATCGCGCACCGAAACGCTGCGGGCATACCGGACAGCAACACTTGCGAGTTACCAGGCGAATAGCGATGTGCTGAATGGCTGGGTCAGAAGTTCGGCTAAAGATGACAGAGTTTGTATGGCCTGTCTTTTACTTGACGGCAAGGAATACGCGTTAGATGAACCGATGCCGGAGCACATTTCGGGACGTTGCTCGTTAATCCCGCGCACAAAGACTTTTGCCGAGATGGGCATTGACGCACCCGAGCCGGCGTTCACACCTGACAACGGGCGCGATTGGTTCGAGCGTCAAGACGAAGCGACGCAACGCAAGATTATGGGCAGCGGGCGGTATGACGCCTGGAAGGACGGCGCGTTCACGCTTGACCAGATACCGCAGCTGACGCATAACGACACGTGGGGCGATTCGTGGACACCGGCGCCACTGTATAAGCTGCTGGGTGAGGGCGCGCCGGTGGGCAGCTATCAGGGGTGGCTGGAGGGACAGGAGGCAAAATTACTTGGTGGAATTGCGCCAATTGGTGATGATATAACTTCTGATATTTTGGATAAATGGTTAATTAGCGGGCTGGATAATCCAGACGATAGAACTTGGCTGAGAAGCTCTCGCATAATGAGAGAACAAGCCAAGAATGATATAGTTACTGAGCTTTCAAGGCGTAGCGGTTTGTCGTATGACGAAGCGAATGTATTTATTGAGCAATGGTCTCTAACTTCAAATGATAATGATATGCGGTCATTGGCAATACAGAAAGACGCAGCCGAGTTCTTCGGGATGCCATTATCTAATTTTACAATAGAAAAGATTAGAGGATTGGAATTAGAATTAGAGAATTATAAGGTGTCTTTATCCGGGCAGGGCTTGACACAAGAAGAAATAGTTGCCAAATTAGATAGAATTGGTAAATTCTCACCTTTGTATTCTAGCGATGCACAAAAGAGTTTTATTGGTACAATGTATGATTTGACACAAGAACAATTAAATACAGCCGGATTCTCTTCTGGCGATACTATTCGACTGAGACGTGGGGTGCGCTTGCCAAATGATATAGCCAAAGATATGTTGACAGATGATATTGTTAACATAGAAGGAAATGTGTTAGAGAGTTGGTCTGTATCAGAGGGAACAGCCAGAAAATTTGCAATGCGTGACCCATTGGCGGTGAGAGAGGATACCAATATTGGTCTGGTATTAGAAATGGACGTACCGATTGAAATGGTTGTTGGAAGTGCTAGAACTGGATTCGGTTGTTTAACTGAGGGAGAGTTTGTTATACAGGGACTTAGAGGAGAAGCGAAAATCGTGGAGCGAATAATAACAAGATGATAAAAAAACAAACTATCAATATAGGCGACACAGACAAGAACGCTGATTGGATTAAAACTCCAGAAAATCGAAAATCTGAAGCCGAGATACACGATGCGCTTGCTAAACAACATGCAAAGGACGCCAAATGACACTGACACAAACGCAAGCGCTACTTGCTATTATCCGCCGTGCGCTTATAATGATAGTGAAGCACATCGAGAAGTTACAACGCGAGTTGAAAGGGGAATGATGTCAGAGTTAAAGAAAGTTAAGGCAAGCGAGAAGATACGCACTGGGCAAATGGTTGTTATGTTCTGGAGCGAGGACGGGGAAGAACATCTTGCCCAGCTCTGGAGTAAAGAGCCACATATAAACGGATTCGCCAGTCACGACGCAGAACCAGGCGAAGATGTATGGATAAGAGTCGGTAGTAAATAACTTAACAAGCGATATAGGGTAACAGTGAACTCGTAATATTGATGCGACGCACAGGGGCAGAACCCACGCGAGAAACGTTAGACAATGCATCATCTGTTACCCTGAATATTTAACAAGCAACGGCTGCATTCGTAAGAATCCCGCCAATATACTGAGTTACCGACGCGAAAGCGCCCGTGATTCAGCATATTGGCGGTTTTTATTTTACGGCGGGTTCAGTCCCGCAATAGGTAGGAGGCGAGATGCCAGAAGAGACACCGGGCGGGATGCCCATAATTACACCGGCAGGCGAGATGCCAGACGGTACGGACGCTGGAAATATGCAGGCCGACGCAACGCAGACTGAACTTGAGGACATTCGCAAGGCACTCAAGAAAGCTAACGCTGAGGCGGCAAGCAATCGGAAGGCGCTACAGGCTTTCCAGGATGCTGAGGCGAAACGCAAAGAAGCCGAGATGACCGAAGTCGAGAAGGCCAATGCAAGGGCGACCGAGATGGACGCTAAGTACGCGGCCTTAGAACAGAGCCTACGGGAAACCAGACTCAATGCGGCGATTGATGTAATGGCTAAGACGCTGAAATTCCGCAAGGGAAAAGAGGCGCGAATGCTCATCAATCGGGACGCGTTGGAGTACGGGGACGATGGCGAATGGACGGGAATCGAGGAAGCGCTTAAGGCGCTGGCCAAAGAATCACCACATCTGATAGAGGCAGCGACAATGCCAGATACCGACGGACTACGCCGGAATCAAGGCAAAGCGCAGGCTCAAGACGATGCGGCGTTAAGGACTATTGCGGAACGATACGGCATCCAATCCTAATAGTTTTATGGAGACAGAATGGCAACAAATAACATTACGATGACTGCGAGCGATGTACGCCCTTTACCGGGCTATAGGTCAGTTCGCATTGACGCCGGGGGCACAATCTACGCTGGTGAACCCTGCTATATTGTCAGCGATGGCGATGTAGAACGGACTGATGCGGATGGGAGTTTGTCCGCGATGGTTCTGGGCGTTGTGGTTGCAGACAACGACGGCGGCACCGTCTTTACAGACGGCGACGTCGTGGATGTGGTCTACAACGGACGGGTAACGGGTTACTCGTCATTGACACCTGGTCTTCCTGTTTACGCGTCCACCCTTGCGGGTCAGATGCAACAGGCGGAAACATTCGTGACTGGCGACTACATTACTGAAGTCGGCATCGCGGTTACAGCAACTGAGATTCTGGTGAATCCTATCAGACACCTCGGACCTGCTGAAGACGGAACCCACGCATAAGGAGGGATGAAATGGCTGTCATAGGATTTTGGCGACCTGAAACAAATAGCCCTCCCCGCGTTGTGGGATGAGGACTACCTGAAAAAGTTGGAACTGGAAGACGGGACTAGCTTCGGCGCAATGGTTGCGGAAGCGCAAGCTGCACTGCGCATGCTGTCCACAGAGATGACCACACTGCCTCATTACAGCGGCTTGTTTGCTGTGGATGATCAGGCAGAGTTGGAATATGCAATCGGTGTGTCTAACAGCTGGTCAGAAGCCAGCGAATACACGCCGCCCGATCCACGCCGGGGCAAGACGACCGGGCACATGCTGCCCATCGCGCCTTATGACATCGGCTTGGGTTGGACTCAGATGTACATGCGCCGGGCACGCGCGGCTTCAATGCGGGCTGATATTCAGACCGTGATCGACGCTGGGCGTAATCTTTGGCAGCAAAAAGCCCTCACGCGGCTGTTCTCATCCACGGCTAACGCCGTAGGAACGACCAGTTCGGACTTGGGCTTTGCTGATGCCGCGGCAACGGATACAACCTATATTCCGCCCGTATCGCCAGATGGTGAGACGTTCCTTGGTTCACATACCCACTACCTCGGCTCTAGCGTAACCGGCATCACAGCCAGCACGCTGGATCAGAGCGCGTTGAATGTGGCACTGGAGCATCTGCAAGAGCACGGTGTGCAGGGTCCGTTTGAGTTGGTAGGAGCGCGAGCCGATGCCAGCGAATGGTCGAATACTGAAAACGTGACCGGCTGGAAGCCACCAATGTATCAGGGTATCGCTTATCAGGCGAGCGCTGTGGAACGGGCGATGGTTAGTGATATGGACAACTATTTTGGATTCGTTGAGACTGACTATGGCATCGTGCGTCTATGGCTTACTCCTAGAGTTCCCTCGGATAACTTTGCAGTCTACAAGACGTATGGGGGTGGCAACCAGCGCAATCCATTGCGGATGCGCTTCCGCCCGTCCACGGGCTTCGGCTTCATGATTGTCCCTGGGCAATATGTCAATGACCCCGTATCTCTGGCAGTAGGATATACAGAGTTCGGGTTTGGCGTTGGCCCTAACCGCGTCGCCGCGGTACTTGTCGATGTTGGAGCTTCTACTTGGGCTGCACCGACTATTTCATAGTTGACGAATAGGAGGCATTAAAATGGCTAACTACGGAAACTATGGTAGTGGACGGTTCAATAAGATACTCGTTAAAGACATCACCGTTAGCGATGATGTTACCATCACTGATGACCTGGCAATCACCGGCCTATTGACGGTCGGTGAAACGCTGGCAATCACGGGCGCATCTACATTTACCGGCGCGGTAAGCATCGATGATACCACGGCTACAACCTCTGGCATTACGGGCTCCCTCCACACAGATGGCGGAGTCGGTATTACGGGGGCGTTGTACGTGGCAATCACAACCGCATCGACGACCATGGCTACCGGGGCGTTAATCGTCAAGGGTGGCTTCGGTCTAGCGGGCGCGATGTTCATTGGCGGGCTGATAACAAACACATCCGTAACTGGCTTCCGTTCTAATCCGACCTTTGTGCCAGATTCTACTTACTCCAATTACGCACTTGCAATAGGATGGAAGGGAACTGCCAACGAACTTGCGGTAAACTTTGGCAATGCTGCCGACCAGAACTTTAACCCGATACAACTAAACGTTAATGTTACTGGAACAACCACCGGCCCGACTAACTCAAGCCAGATGAATGGAATCCACCAACTTATCACTCACGATACCAACGACATGCTGAATCTTAGGTTAAAGAATGCCGACTTCAATGTTGTGATTGGTAAGGATGTCAAGGATGCCTACTGCTATCAGGGTGAAATCGACTTTACAACTGCTGCCGTTACTGTTGTTGGAGAAACTGCGGTACTCGGTTTAGTGGTTAATGCAGCCGTGGCTGTTACTGGTAATGTTCGTGGTCAGATCATATCCATGCAGGGAACCGGAACGTATACAACCGCTGTCGGGTTGGAAATCAGAACCACATGCGGTACGGGATTGGGCGCGGGTCTTTCTGAGGGTATCAGAATCGCCGGTACTCCTCTGCCAGTAGTTGGAATTGCGATGGGCAACCAGACCAATAACAACGAAGGGCCACAATTCGCTTTCTTCTTCCCAGCTCCGGCTGGGGCAGATATTGGGCCGTGTGTGGCTTCGGCTAACGCTGGTGCCGGCGCTGGTTCAATCGCTATTAAAATCGGCGGGGCTACCAAATATATGCAATATTGGGACGCTGCTACCTAATCATATACAAGGCCTATGGCGGTGAGCCTTTAATCACCGCCAAAATCTAACGAAAGGGGCGTAAAACGCAATGGAACTAACAATTCTCGAAAGGTTAAACTTACTGGGCATATTACCCGAAGTGGGCAATTTTGTCACGATGAAAATCCTACAACGGTTACGATTGGCACTCGGCTTCACAGAAGAGGACATCGCAAAATATAATCTCGTCGTCACAGAGGGCAACGTAAAATGGGAAAACGAAGAGGGGCCGGCCAATATCCCGCTTGGTAAAGTGGCGCGTGAGGAAATCATCAAGGCGCTTGAGAAACTGGACAAGGACGGCAAAGTCGGAGCGCGTCACCTAACTTTGTATGAGAAATTCGGATTCAACGCGGAGTAGATGCAATGAAAGGAGAACGAATCAATAACAAAATCGAGGCGGGTACGGGTAGAGTTTGTCTCCTTTCGCTACTTGTGCCCGCCACCTGGCAGATTACTATAGCCCAGGGCGGATAGATAGCAACATAAGGCTAGTTGTACAAAACTATCCGCCCTAAATATGGGGGTGCTAATGGCTTTTACATACGTTGGGGATTACTCAACCAATCTGGACAAAGTACGCGAAAACATCCGCGATGTAACGAGCGGATCGGGTCCGCGTCCCGCTGATGCCAACTTTGCCGATGCGCTCATCAATGGCATTATCACCGACGAGGGAAGCTGGCAACGGGCGACCGCCGCATGCTTTGAAATGCTGGCCGCCGAATGGCGCCGGCATCCATCCTATGCCACTGACGGCTTGCGATTAGATCGCAGCGACATCGCGGACGGATTCGACAAGATAGCGCGGGGATGGCGCAGCAAATATGGCGGAGCAGTCCGACAATATGCGCCGGTGTACGTGGCGGGGCAAATCACCAAAGACGGCTACTCAGATGACATCACCAATGATGACGTGGAAGCCACCGCGGAATATGGTGATCACAAGTTTGAGTACGTGACACCGTAAAGACACAAGAAAGGAGAGATATGAAGCTAAACCTGGGTGTTGGCCGGGATGCGCTGGATGGGTGGGTAAACGTAGATATAAAACAGTACGCGGGCGTGAACGTAATCTGGAACCTTAACATAGTACCGTGGCCGTTTGAGAACGAACAATTCGACGAGATATTGGCATTGGACATTCTGGAGCATGTTGTTGACTTGACGGCAGTGATGGACGAATGTTGGCGGGTACTACAGGCTGGCGGGGAAATCACGATTCGTGGGCCGGTTGCCGGTGGTATTAACCACTATGCCGATCCGACACACCTCCGTGGATTCATAGCACGCTCATTCAACTACTATGCCGCCAATACGCAGCCGGGTGTTGAAGTGCCGTTGATATATGGTGAGGGGCGCTGGAAATTAGATTCTGTAACAGAGGACGGGCCGAATATCTTATTTAAACTGAAGAGGTTGCCATGATAGGCGTCGGGATAATCGCATTCAAGCGCGCATTCTATCTGCGGCGGTTAATCAAAAGCCTGGAAGCACAGACAGACCTTAGCGGCATTAACTTTCATTTCTTTCAGGATGGATGGGTAAATGAGTTCAGTGGATTAGTATACGCGCACGATCACGAAATAGCACAAAGCGTCAAGACGTTCAATATGGCAAAACTGCCAAATAAGGAATTACACAGACGTGAACGCCATGTCAGCGTGGGCATCAACAGCTTTGAGGCCTGGGAGTATATGACAGAACGCTATGACAAAGTGATGATGATGGAAAATGACGTTATTCTTTCCCCGCACTGGTTCAGGCTGGCAAACATATTGTACAACGAAACACCAGACGATGTGTTCAGCTTTTCGCCAGGCTTTATCAGGCAATGCGAAAAGGCGGATATTGACCAGCACCTTAACAGCATGACAGTACCGGAAAGTTTCCACTTTTGGTGTGAGTGTTTCACGCCTGAGAAATGGAATAACATCAGGCCATTATATCTTGACTTCTACGACACGTTTATACGGGGCATCGATTTCAATATGCGTAACGCACAAGATATTATAAATTGGCACTCAGAACACGGCAATCCTTGCGACATTACCACACAGGACGCAGGTATACAGACATCAATCTGGGCGCTCGGATTAAAGCACGCCTGTTGTACCGTCAACCGCGGAATGGGCATTGGGATGATCGGGCTTGACTTCAGGGAGCCACTGTTTGCAGAGTTCGGGTTTGCACAGCAAATGCCGTATGTATTCGACAGTGACGCCACGCTCGATGGTTTCAAGTGGCTATAAATTATATCCTCCAGTCCGCGCGACCTGAATATCACTATTGTCTATCACTGACAGAGGGGATGGTCGTATCGAGCAGATGGAATTAGCTATTGCAAAACTATAACACATAACGAAAGGGGAAAAATGAGGATTCTATTCACAGCCGCTGCACCGTGGGTGAACAGCGGATACGGAAAGCCGATGCGGTCACTTATACCGATGCTAACTGAGGCGGGGCACGAGATAGCAGTTGCGGCATTCTACGGATTCCAGGGGACTGTCGCTAATATGGAAATCTCAGGCGTACCGGTCAGAGTATATCCGATTATGAAGGCGCAATATTTCAACGACGGTATTGAGCATCACGCCAGAGATTTTAACGCCGATGTAGTTATTACATTACAGGATGTATGGATTCTGCAAAAATATGGCGCGCGCGGGTTCAGATGGTGTCCGTGGATGCCTATAGATACGCACCCGGTTACGGATATGATTCTGGATGCGTTGGCCAGTTGTCACACCGCACTTGTATATACAAAGTGGGCACAACGCGAACTGGATGCGCACGGATACGAGAATAATCGTTATATGCCGTTGGGCACGAACATGGACATTTACAAGCCGATGGATAAGCGCGAAATGCGGGCGCGGTTCGGGCTCCCAGAGGATACGTTCATTGCGGGGATGGTGGGCGCAAAT